AAGTCGAAACATTAAAGGAATTAGATTTTGACGTTGAGCTATTAGGGTTTGATGATGATTTCCTTGATGGTCTTTTAGACGTCCAGACGGATGGATTAACAGATGAAGATAGTGTGCCTGAATTGCCTGAAACACCTGTAAGTGTATTAGGTGATATTTGGCAGCTTGGTAATCATAGGCTGATGTGTGGTAGCTCAACCGAAGCTCATGCAGTTGATGCTTTACTGGATGGGCAAGAACCTAATACAATGATCACTGATCCACCTTACGGGGTTGAGTATGACGCAGGGTGGAGAGCAGAAGCTAAAGGCACAAAAAAAACAGAGCGAGAGGAGGTTTCAAGCCTGCAGAATGACAACCAAGCTGACTGGTATGATGCTTATGTGTTATTCCCCGGTAATGTCGCTTATGTTTGGCATGCTAGTGCATTCACCGATGTTGTTATGGATGGATTAAAAAGAGCAGGTTTTGAAATAAAGGCGCAGATTATATGGAACAAAAACGTGCATGCATTAAGTAGGAGTGACTATCAATGGAAGCATGAACCTTGCTGGTACGGAATAAAAAAAGGCGCTAATCACAACTGGAAAGGTGACAGAAAGCAAAAAACAATATGGGACGTTCAAAATGTAATGTTCGAGAAAGATGCTGGGGGTAAAACTTCTCACCCTACTCAGAAGCCTGTGCAGCTGTATGTTAACTCTATCAATAATCATACCAATAGTGGGGAGTACATATATGAACCTTTTGGTGGCAGTGGATCATCAATAATAGCTGCAGAAAAAACAAACAGAAGAAGCTTGACAATGGAGTTAGATGAAAAGTTTATTGATGTGATTATAGGCCGATGGGAGTTATACACAGGCAAGTTAGCAACTCACATTAAAAGCGGTAAGACTTACGAAGAACT